TACGGCTTACAAAGTATTATGGTCTTGTACCGTCAGAGCTCCTTGATGAGGCTCTAAAGGACTTTGAGAGAGAAGATGAAGACGAAGATGTAGAAGTTGTTGAGCTGTCTGAGGACGAAGAGAGAGCTGAATACGTAGAAGCAGTTATTGTACTTGCTAACGGTGTTATCGTTAAAGCAGAAGAAAACCCATACATGATGTCAGACCGTCCGATTGTTGCATTCCCTTGGGATATTGTACCTAATCGCTTTTGGGGTCGTGGTGTATGTGAGAAAGGATATAACTCTCAAAAGGCTTTAGATACTGAATTAAGAGCTCGTATTGATGCACTTGCACTAACTATACACCCTATGATGGCTGTTGATGCAAGTAGACTACCACGAGGCATGAAGCCAGAAGTTAAAGCAGGTAAAATGTTCCTGACAAATGGTAATCCGTCAGAGATTCTACAGCCCTTCAACTTCGGTAATGTAGCTCAAGTAACATTTGCACAGGCTGGACAGCTTGAAAAGATGGTACAACAGTCCACAGGCGCTGTAGACTCTACAGGCGTTGCAGGTGCTGTGAATGGTGAAGGCACTGCTGCCGGTATTAGTATGTCTCTTGGTGCTATTATTAAGCGTCACAAGCGTACATTGATTAATTTCCAAGAAATGTTCCTCATACCTATGGTACAGAAGACAGCTTGGCGTTACATGCAGTATGCTCCTGAACGTTATATGGCACAGGACTTTAAATTTGTAACAACATCATCCCTTGGTATCATTGCAAGAGAGTATGAAGTTACCCAATTAGTACAATTACTACAAACTATGCCAGCAGATAGCCCTATATACCCTATGCTTATCGAGGCAATCATTGAAAATATGAACCTATCTAAGCGTGAAGAGATGATTCAGGCTATTAAACAGTCTCAACAGCCTACACCAGAGGCTCAACAGGCTCAACAGCAAGCACAACAGATGGAAATGATGAAGTTACAGGTTGAACTTGAGAAGCAGAAGGCAACTACTGCGGCTTTACAGGCTCAAGCGGCTGAATCAGGTGCAAGAGCTGAGAAATACAACCAAGAAGCTCGTATGGAACAGTTTAATGCTGAAACAGACCGTATTAAAGCTACTGCATCGGCTAGTAAGGAAGACGTAGACGACAAAGAGTTTAATAAACGTATGCAAATTGCGGAATTAACTCTTAAGAAGCAGCAAATGGACTTAGCTGAGCGTAATAGTCAAAAAGAGACTGTAGAGCCTCAAGTGCCAATGATGTAAAATAAATTAAAATAAAGCTTGACTTTTACAATAAAGTGTGATATACTACTGAGTATACACAGTCATACCCTTAGGAGGATAACATGACAAAAGAAGATGAAGTATACTATGAAAACTTTTCAGACCTATTTGTTTCTGAAGGATGGAAGCAGATACTAGAAGAATTAAAAGACCGAGAAGACGCATATGACATCGGTATTTTACGCGATGAGAAAGACCTGTACCGAGTACAAGGCGAACTTTCCATCATTAGAATGTTGCTAGGCTTTGAACAATTTATTGAACAAGGCTATTCAGCAACAGAGTAACTGTTTAGGTAAATCTATTTATCGGTGGGCAACGGTTTATAGATACTAGGCATTTAGATTTAATCCACAATACTAATTATAGTACGGAGAATACAATATGGCACAACAAGACAGTCGACCAGAAGATTACAACGAAGAAACGCAGTATGAAACTTTCGAGACTCAGGAGACTGAGCAACCTCAAGAGAAGACATACGACAACTACGCCAATAAAGAGGAAGAGTCTGAAGTTGAAGCTCTACCTGATAAGTATCAAGGCAAGGATGTAAAAGATATTGTTGCTATGCACCAGAATGCTGAAAAGCTACTTGGTAAACAGTCGCAAGAAGTTGGCGAGTTACGTAAGGTAGTTGATGACTTTATTCGGTCACAAACTGTACAACAACAACAAGCCCCTGCAACACCTGTAGACGATGAAGATGATGATTTAGAGTTCTTTGAAAACCCTAAAAAGGCTATCAGTAAGATGCTAGAGAACCATCCATCGGTAAGACAAAGTAGAGAAATGTCGCAAAAGCTAGGACAGCAAGAAGCAGTTGCTAGACTTAAAGCGGCTCACCCTGAGTTCAATACAATTGTTCAGGATAGTAACTTTCTCGAGTGGGTAGGTAAATCTAAGATTCGCAGTCAGCTACTTAGAAATGCAGACCAATACGACTTTGATAGTGCTGACGAGTTATTCTCTTCTTGGAAAGAACGTCAGGATATGGTAAAAGGTACAGTAGCACAAGAAGCACAGTCTCGTAAACAAGCGATTAAGAGCGCATCAACAGGCAATGCTAAAGGTTCTACAGAGAGACCATCCAGAAAGATTTACAGGCGAGCAGATATTGTAGAGCTAATGACAAAAGACCCTGAAAGGTATTCTGCGTTAGCTTCGGAAATACGAGAGGCGTATGCTGAAGGCAGGGTACGCTAAATTAATTTATATTGAGGAAATTCTAAATGGCTAATTTAACACCAAGTTCAAGCAATACCGTAACTAAAGCAAATGCAGGAGTATTTATTCCTGAGTTGTGGAGTGACGAGGTTATTGCTGCTTATAAAAGTTCACTAGTTCTTGCTAACCTAGTACAGAAAATGCCTATGAAGGGTAAGAAAGGCGATACAATGCGTATCCCTAAACCAGCCCGAGGCGCTGCATCTGCTAAAACAGCAGCAGACACTGTTACTATTCAGCAGAACGCTAACACTGATTTGGTTATTACTATTGATAATCACTTTGAATACTCACGTCTAATTGAAGACATTACCGATGTACAGGCTTTTGATTCTCTTCGTCGTTTCTACACAGACGATGCAGGTTACGCTTTAGGTCTACAGGTTGATAACGACTTGTTTGAGCTTGGTAAGTCTCTTGGTAACGGTACAGGCGCTTCATGGGTACATAACGCTACTTATCAGTTCAACACTACTACTGGTGCTGCTGAGGCTTATGATGCTGATGGTGTTGCTGATGTTGGTGAGTTCAATGACAAAGGCTTCAGAGACCTAATTCAGGTTCTTGATGACGCTAACAACCCTATGAGTGGTCGTGTGTTGGTAATCCCACCGTCTGCTGTTAATTCTATTCGTGGAATTGACCGTTACAACAGCTCTGACTTCGTAGATGGTCGTGGCATTAACACCGGTAAGATTGGTACTTTGTATGGTATTGACGTATACGTTTCTACTAATGCTCCAACAATCGAAACAGGCGTTAAAGTCGGTCTACTTATGCACAAGGATGCTTTTGTATTCTGCGAGCAAATGGGTGTCCGTTCACAAACACAATACAAGCAGGAGTTCCTTTCGACTCTTTACACTGCTGATACTTTATATGGCTTGTCTGTATATCGTCCAGAAGCTGGTGTAGCAATCGCTCTTCCTGCGTAGTTGTAGTTAACTTTTCAAAGGCTTTACAGACTGTAGAGCCTTTTATAAATTTAATTGCACAACCAAAACAGGAACAGCAATATGCCAACAAAAATCATATCTAAGAAATCCTCAACAGCCTCCAGCGTTCCTATTGCTTCTGATTTAGAAGTCGGTGAGATAGCTGTAAACACAGCTGATAAGAAACAATATACTAAACACACAGATAACTCAATAGTCGAGTTAGGCACTAATCCGTCTACACTTACTCTTGATGGTACACTTGTGACTTCAACGGCTGCTGAGCTTAATAAGCTTGACGGCTTGACTGCTACTACAGCCGAATTAAACATTCTTGATGGGATTACATCAACGACTACAGAGTTAAACTACACAGACGGTGTAACTTCTCCTATACAGTCACAACTAAACGCTAAAGCTCCACTAGCAAACCCTAACTTTATAGGTACGCCTACCATTACTGATACGATAGTACATAGTGGTGACAGCAACACTTCCTTTGGCTTTCCTGCGTTAGATACGTTTGCAGTGAATACAACAGGTTCAGAGCGTATGCGTATAACTAACGCAGGTAATGTCGGTATTGGTACTTCAAACCCTAGCTACAACCTTGATATCGTCAGCCTTGCAGATACTTCACTTTCAATAAATGCAGGGAACGCCTTTAGTTCTCAGTTGTATTTTGGTGATACAGCAAATGGCGTTGTAGGCTCTATTATCTACGACCATACCGACAACAGTATGAATTTTGCAACTGCCACCATTGAAAGAATGACTATTGATGTTGGTGGCAATGTAGGTATTGGTACTACTTCGCCTAGTACACGACTAGAAGTAACGAACAACGCTAACAACGTGGTTAGGGTAGTACAAGCTGATACAGCTTTGAGTAACAATACTTATGCCTTTGAAGTTGATAGTTCATTGCATACTTCAAACCTGTCTACAGCAGGCGCAATGGCAGTTGATGTTAATTCTGGCAGGGCGTTTACGATAAATGGGTTGGGCAGTGTTGGTATTGGTACTAGTTCGCCAGTGTATGCTTTAGACGTAGTAAACACCGCAAGCACACTACAAACAATTAGGATAGGTTGCGCTGATACAGGTGTCGGGCGTTTACTTTTTGGTGATGTTGCATCAGCCAATAGGGGCAACATACAGTATGACCATACAAGTGATTCTATGGCTTTACATACGGTTGGTACAGAACGCATGCGCATCGACTCAGTAGGTAATGTTGGGATAGGTACTACTGCTCCTTCCAGTTTTGACATTCCTAACTTTGTAGTCAGTAAAAACGGAGCAGGCGCTGGGATGACATTAGCGCAGGCGGCTGGAGCAGGGGATGTTGAAGTAAACTTCTCAATAAACCCTACTTTTGACTCTAGAGCTAGTGTTGGTTGTGATGTAGGAGCGAGTGCGTTATTTTTCAAAACAGCTACTTCTGAGCGCATGCGTATAGAGTCAGGAGGCTCTGTCCTGTTTGGTAAAACAGCGGCTAACATTGGCACAACAGGGCATATGCTGGTCTCTGGTTCAGCAGGCTACGGCTCACACACAACAGATGGGGCAAGGGCTTTAATATTAAACCGCTTAACGTCTGATGGTGATATAGTTGAGTTTAGAAAAAACTCTACTTTAGCTGGGTTGATTGGCACTAGGGCTAGTTAT